ACTGTTGCAGCAATTTGCTCATCGTCGCCAACATCCTCAAATGTTGCATTATAACCATTATTTCTTAATGCACCTTGTAATTCTTGTGCAAATTTTAGAATATTGGAATAATTACCAGCACTTTCTGTTACTTTCTTACCTTCTTCTAAGTTTCCATTTAGATAAGCATTTGCCTTTTCTATAACCTCTTTTTCAAGTTTTTCTTGCACTTCTTGTAATTCATTATATCTTGAAGCATTTGTAAAATTATTTTCAACACAAGCATGTCTTCCCATTCTACCTACTAAAAATAGTTTAGTATCTGTTTCTTCTTGAAATTTATTTGCTGCTTCATTTACAATATCAGAGTAAACCATATCAAAACTTCCATCATTACTTACTTCTTTTGGTGCTTCTACTTCCCAAAGTGTATGATTATCATTTAATTCTATATATGTTCCTGTACCTTCGCTATCATTATAGAATTTTATATTATCAATAACATTTTTTACTATACCTACAACTTTGTTATATGTTTCTTCTGTTACAGAGCTATCATACCAATCTTGTACTTCTTCTAAATCTTGTATTTCATAATCAGTACATTTACCATCTCTATCAAATGAAGCATAATCCATTGCCTCTGCATATAACATAGTAGCTAAATCCTCTTCGTCTGAATTATCAATTCCATTACTTTCAGTTACTTTCTTACTTTCAACTGCAACTAGACTAGGTACATTCTCTGTACTATAATATGGGTCTAATATGTCAGATGTTACAATAGAGTAAGCAGTTTCAACATCATCCCCATCATCTTCACATTCCCCTATTAAAATTTCGGCATCTACTCTTATGTTCTCATTTTTAATATAACTACAAGCACTGTATAAGTCAGCATAATCTTCAGCAGTTTCCATCATTTCTATAATTTCTGGAAAACTTACTTCTTCTCTTGCTTCTGTTTTCTTCTCTTTGTTTTCTAAAATAATTTCACCTTTATCAAGTGCTTCTCTAATTTCTTTATATTGTTCAATTAACCATTGAGCATCTGTTTCATCAATTCCATCTTTATCTAATGTCATATTAGTATCCCACACTTCCCCAGTTTCTTCATTATATGGTGCATTTAACCAATCAAAATCTGTTTTCATATATTCATGATTACATTTAATACCAATATTTAAGCACCATGATTGATTTTCTTTAGAGTGTATTCCATCCTTATCTTCTGGGTCATAACCATCTGACCAACCACAGAATATTGATAAGTCATCGTCTAATTTATATTCACAACAACCTTCATCAGATTGTACTAAATCTTTAATTGATTCTTTTACCCATTTACAAATATCAGATGTATTAAAGTCTTTTCCCTCTGTTATTTTATCCATTTCTTTTTCAACCTCCTCATCTGGTTTTTTCTTATCATTTTTAAATTTATCTTCAATTTCTTGTCTTGCTATTTTATCTATTTCATCGTTGAAATGTGCTTCATCTTCTGGAGATAGTTTTCTTTTTTCAGTTACTTTTTTATTTTCTGTTACTACTATAATTTCACCTGTTTCAAAATCTGTATCTAAGCCTTTATATGCCAAAATACCTCTTATGTCTGCATCTAAATCATCATATTCTTTTACACCTAATTCTTTACATGTATCTGAAACTATTTCATCTAATTCTTCCATGCTAACTCTTTCAGAACCAGTACCTTTAATTTTTTCTGCTACTTTATCTGCAACTTCATATACTTTGTCATCAATTCCTTCTGTTTTCTTTGATTTACTTTCTGTTAAATTTTCTATATTATCTTCATACATATAAAAGTCTAGTAAATCAGAAGTTACACAAGAATAAGCCTCATCAACTGGTGTATCTAATTCTTTGTACTCTGCTATTGCACTTGAAACCTCCTCTCTTAAAGATGAATCTTTAATTTCATTTGCAGCAGAATATAAATCACTATAATCTTCAGCTGCTTCCATTAAATCAATTATTTCTCTAATTGTTTTCATAATTTTAAATATCCCCTTTCTTATTTAATTTCCTTTATTCTTAAATTTTCTGTCCTAATGTAATATGGTTGACTTGCACCTTCCATAGTTCCATCAATATACATATATTCAAAATAATCAGCAATAAATGTATCCTCATTCTCATTTGGATTTTCTTTTATATATTCATTAAATTCTTCTTCAAAATCCATAGAGATACTTTCATATACCTCATCTGGGTCTAGTAATATCTCACTACAATTATCTTCTGCATAAGCAACAACTTTTTCTAATATCTTTTCAATATCATCGTTACCATACACTTCAAATTGATTTAGTGCATAACCAGCACCACGCCATACACTTACTATAAATAATCTTCCATTATAGAAATCTTCTTCATCTGGATTTACAATTTCAATTAAATTATCCATTTTAAAAGCCCCTTTCAAATTTTTAACTCTTTAAAGAGTATATTATAAGTTTTAAAATATGTCAAGTATTTTTTTAAAATTTATTAAATTCTTTTTCTTTCATTCTTAACTATAAATCCATCATCTAGTAAATGGCTTAAATTTTCAACTAATTGTAGTAATTTATCTTGTTCCTCATCTGTTAGCATTTTCCACAATTTATATAGAGGTATTTCTCTAGGTGGTGTACTATATTCATTTATAACTCTATCAAATTCATTTTGAAATTTCTTTAAAGCTATTCTTACTTTATTAGGAATATTATCCCACCCAGATATATCTATATAGTCATTTATTTCATCTTGTGTTTTTTCAACTAAATCTCTAAATTGAATACCTGCATCTTTAGAATTTTTATCAATAGAGGCTTCCTCAACTTTTTTCTTAAATACATCTTTTCTTATATTACTAACTGCTGATGGTTGAGTAAAACCACTATCACATTCTTGTATAATGTTTAATTTCAATACTACACCACCTCCTTATTATAATAAGTCTTCTCCTTCTATACTTGATAAGTCTATTTCATCACTTGAACCTGCACTAACGTCTGATTCACTATTATCTAAATCTGGCATATTAGGTTCACCTAATCCACTATCCAAATCTGGTCCTTTTTCATTTCCCATTGGTTTTGGTCCTGACATTCCACCACCACTTGTAGATATACTATCAAAAGTTCCTTCTGTATCTGTTTCTTCTTCATCAACTTCTGTTTCTTTTTGTTCTATAATTTCATTTAGTATGTCAGCAATTTCTTGTTGTGATAAGTAATCTACCATCAACTGTGCAATAATTCTTAATCTAGGTAATGTATCAACCATATCTTTATCACTAATAAGATTTAATAAATCTCCAACATTTCTAATTTTATTAGATAATAATTCATCTCTTCTTGTATCTTCAGATGTAACTGGTTTAACCATTCTAACAGTGAAATTGTTTACATGAGTTTCTGATAACCCTTCTCTTAATGCAAATATATTTATAAGTGTAGTTATACCTGATATTATTGCATTTTGTCCTCTTGTTATTCTTTTAGCATATATAGCATTTAATTCAGTTAGTGAACCACCATTACTTAAACCTGTACCATCCATATCTGCACCTAAAGCTGCTTTATTTGCTTGTAGAGAACCATATAATTTATTTTCAGATTGGGTAATATCTTCCATATTTCCTAAATCTGCTTCTCCACCAATATTTACTGTATTAATTACACCTTTACCATTTTTAGTAGTTGTATATATTATATTCTCTGTTGGATTAGCACTTGCTCTACTATTTACATCTCCTGATATTTTATTCATTTGAAGTTGTTGCTCTATTTGTTCTTTTAAATCTCTTAATACTCTATCTTTTTGACTTTCAGGCATATCACCTAATTCTATTTGTATAATTCTTGTAATAGAAGCCTTTGTTATTCTTTCTAATAATATACTATCTTCTTTTAGTTTTAATGCTTGATAAGGTCCATATACATTTTCTAGCATTGATTGTCCTCTTAAAACTGTATATGTTGAATTTTCATGTACTTGTTCATTACTTGATGTTATATTTCCATTTTTATCTTTTACCTTATCTGTATCTTGTACTATACTAAATTTTTCAGGGTATCGTGTTATATTAGGAGATAAACATATATGTACAAACTTCATAGGAGACATTATATCTATCTTTTCAGTTGATGATGTAACATTATAGGTATTTATTCTATTTTTGTATGTGGCTACTAATGGTTCTCTTGACCTTACATACCCACTTGTTTTGCCTTTGAATTGTAAGTCATATAAATCTGCTGGATTTGGTACTTTCTCTATATACCTTTCAAGATATGCACCTTCTATTTCTAATTGTTTCTGGAAATTAGCATTATGATTAATTGGTTCTGTTAATAATGTTGGTTTATTTCCTAAAGTTGATGTATTCTCAAATAATTCAAGATAAACATCTCCATATAACCATAAGCAATATGCCCAGCTCCATAAATTCTGGTCTATGTTTAAGTCTTCTATAAGCTTATTACCATAGGCTGCTACATCTTTATCATCACTTTCAACCCAAATAACACTTCCATCAGCACTTTGTTGTACTGTATCATTAGCATACATTTCAACTGCAGCACCTATTCTACCATCTGCAACCATCTCCTCGTATGCTTTATATTGTTCATTTCTATCTGTCTTTAATGTCATCAAATCTCTCAAACCTGATAGGTCAATTCTTTTTCCACTATCTATTGCTTCATCAACTTGGTTAGGTAATGAATTTTTTTCAGATGTTATTGCCATACTATCTCTAGGAGTTTGTTTAGGTATTATTCTTACTTTAAATGTATCTTCTGTCAACTTTTTTATTCTATCTCTAAAACCCATTCTAATCCTCCTTATCTTCTAAAAATAACAATTCCAATAACTCTCTTACTTGTCTATGTTGTTCCATAATTTCATCTTCTTTTCCATAAATTGCATAATTTGTTATTGCTAGATTTATTCCTGAAATGTTCATTACAGTAGAAAATATTGATATATCTTCTTTTGGCATTTTACTTATACTTATTAGCATTTTAGTAACTAATGAGCTTAATGCTATTGCTGCTTCCTTTACATCTATATATGGGTTTCTTAAATTCCTATATAATGGGTTATTAAATCTTTTTAGATATACAGCATTATATGTATCATATATTGGTAAAAAAGATTTATCATACTTATTTAATATCTTTATAACCTCCATAGGTACTACTTCATTTCTAATAGTTTTTTGAACCTCTCTTGTAAAATCTAATTTTTCTTTTTCTGCAATTTCATAAAGTTTATTTAAAATGTCTTGTTTTGTTAATTGTTTCATGGATATCTTCCTCCTACCTCTCTAATTTTAAAATTATTCAAGGGCTTTACCCTCATTAATATTTTACTATTTTGGTATTAGATTTTAGATACCCATAGAAAAAGAACCCTGCCTAAGTTAGTGGGTTCTTTTTCAAAATCTCTGTATTCGTACTTTGACAAATAAAAAATAAAACAAATGTATCTTATGAGTGATACATAAAATGAAGATGAATATGATATATGAAAAGAAAATAAAATATATCATACATAATATATAACATCTTTATAACAAAAAAGAGTAGTATATAACTACTCTTTTATTTTAATATTCATCTTCCTCATCTTCCAAGTAAGTATTATCCGTCCAATCTTCATCATCTAAACATACTTCCTCATAACACTCTGGGCAATAACCATCTACATTATCATAATATTCATATTCTGTTATTGGTCGACAACATCTATTACAAAAATATTCCTCTTCATCTTCCATAAACTAATACCATCCTTTCTGTTGAGAGTGAGCCCAAGCATTAGATGGTGAACCATATCTACCTTTGATATATTTTAATCCCCATCTTATCTGTGTCTTTCCATTTGTATAATAATCTGCACCCTCACTAGCCATTTTAGATGCTGGTAGTGATTGTGGAATACCATGAGCTCCTGATGATTTATTATGTGCATTTGGATTCCATCCTGATTCTCTATTCCATAACTTAACTAAACATTGAAAATCATTCTCTGACCATTTATATGTATTTATACATAAGTCTCTGGCATAAGATTGAAGTTCAGAAAGAGAAGCAGTGGATCTTGAATATCCACCACCTCTTGATGTAACCTGTACTCTTTCTTGTTGTTTAGCTTTTGCTATTTGAATTTGTCTTT